CGATGTGAGCTTCCTTTTAGTCGCAATAAAAACACCATGTCGCTGTTCAGCATGGGCACAATCCATGCGAGCTTTTTAACGTCGTCACACGCCTTAACTTTATTGCCCAGTGCGTTGATTTTTGATGCCCATTTATTCCACTCGCAGGTCGCGCAATTATCGTTTTGCGGAGATCGTGCGCCAACCGATGGAGCTATGCCGTTATCGGACCAGCAATCCGGCGGTGTGAATGTCGCCTGACCGGGCGAATAGGCATTGGCATAATAGACCTTGGACATCTTCTCGTTGACGTCACACAGCACCGCATCGAGATACACACCTTGCGGTGAGCCCTGAGTGGCTTCCTGCTGATTGGTCTGCGGGTTCAGATGGGTGAAGATCGGACCGTAATTACCCGGATCAAAAGCCGCGCCGCTGGCATCATACAGCGTGAATTTTTGCGCCTCGATCGAAATGTAGGGTTGCGGCGGGGCGCCCATGCCCTCGGTTGATTGCACGCCAAGTTGGCGGCGATTGCCCATAAGATAATTTGGGGATGGTAAAGTTTCGTCAACCATTGCCAGTGTCCTTCATTGTGAATCTTGTTCGCCTCATTGCGCGGGATAACCTACGCGAAAAATACTCATACAGCCGTCGAGCTTCTTGCGGGGTCTTGACGCCCATGTGCGGGGCAATTTGAATAAACTTCAGACCCTCGCAGCGAAGCAAGAAAGCGTGTTCTGTACGGGCTTGCCGATAAGTCTGAAGCCACATTGTCATGCTCTCGTGATGCTGATTAGGCCTTCCTGAATCTGACAACTGTTTCAAAGTTAATCGTGAGTCCCGGCGGAACCACGCCATTAGGGTGAGCCTCGTTTTTAGATTTGTCGATCACTAATTTCAATGCTTCTTTGCCGACATGTGCAGTTAGCAAGTCTTTGCCGAATGTATCATAGTGATCGATAGCGTAATGGTGGAAAGCTTCCTTGTCTTCACATTTCACCTGCATTGTTTCTTCTTTATACGCGGTTCCGCTTTCTGTATTTGAGTGCTCTGCACCGCGTTCGAGCAGCCGCCGCAACATTTCATTTTCCAAAGTCTTCATCTGTTGCTTGTACGGTGCAACCGCAGCCTCGAACGCCTTGGTTAGATCGGCAATGCGATCACGCCGCGCGATATAACTTGCGATGATCTGCAAATCGTTCGGCTGTTCTGGTTTATTCATAGCGCCTTATCCTTGATCCATTGCAGCATCACTCCTTGGAGTGATTCTGCTTTTTCGATTCTTCTAAAAATCTCTCGCTCAAGCTTCGTCGCGCAGAATTGCACGATAGTGACGGGAAAGCGCTGACCAGGGCGATGTGCTCGCTTATTGCCTTGCAGCCACAGCTCAGGTTTATCCGTAGGTCCGTACCAGACCACTGTTGTGGCAGCGGCAAACTCGTTGATGCCGTGAGCCACTGCTTGCGGATCACAAACCGCGACTCTAATACCTTCATCCTCTCTGAAGGCGCCAATAAGCTCCTCGCGTTCTTTGATGGGAACTTCGCCATTGAGCTTGATCACTCCATAGCCTGACTTAGTCAATTCCTTATATAGGATATTGACAATACTTGTCAAGCTGACAAAAATTAGAACCTTCTTAGTCGCTTGCTCTATTAATTCTTTTAAAGCGAGCAACCGGGGGCTCGAATCGACGGCATGCGCGCCGTGACTATGATCGTAAATGGCGCCCTGGACGATCTGTAATGCCTTAGTGCGCACCGCCGCCTCGTTAGCTGGCGTAATGCCTTGGCCGTTGATCTGCACATGCAGCCTATTCTTAAGGTCACTCAATAGCTCGTGCTGTTCCTTGGTCAGGTCGATATGACGTTGCTGCACCGTGCAGGGCGGGCCGTCCCAAATCTCCTCGATAGCGAAGCGGATCGCAGGCTGCAGCAGCTTGGCCGCCGCTTCATAGGAGCCACGTGCCGGCACCCATTTGAATTGCGACAGCTGCACCATGGTACGACGATGGAACGAGGTGTACGATTCGCCGTAGGCATCATTTACAAGACGCGCCAGTCCATAAGCGTCGGTAGGTGCATTAGGGGTAGGGGTACCGGTGAGCAACCAAAGATACGGCATTCGCGTGGGGTGATACAGAACGCTTGCGACGCGATGGCGTCCAGTTCTTCGATCCCGATAAACTGATGCTTCGTCGATGATCGCGATCTTAATATCAGTCCGCTTATACAAGTCGGATGAGAGTCCCTGAAGATCAAAACGACGTCGGAGCTTGGCGCCGACTTTAAGACCATCGGGATTAATAACGTAGAAATCAGCAGGCTCCGCCAGTTGCTCACGTCGTTTCTCCGCATCCCCATGGTGAATGATCTTGAACGAACGGCGATTGATGAAATTGCTGAACAGCGCATCGGCCCATACCCGTTGCAAGGTATTGAGCGGCGCATTGATCAAGCAGCGGCACTCGCCTTGTGGATATTGCTGCATGATGAAATCAGCGGCCCATAGAGCGGCCAAGGTTTTCATCGTGCCCATGTCCGAAAGATTGAAGCTCCTGGCATGCAGCACCAGGAAATTAGACATTAACTTTTGCGCTTGAGTCGGATGGTCAATATCAGGTCCGTGTGGCCAGTCGTAGGCGTCCATGACTGGCGCCACAGGAAAATTAAGCCATCGTAGTAATTGAGAGTTATGGAGAGTACGCGGAACAACAAGATATTCACCATTGACTGTACGCGCATCTTTAATAACGCGCATTGCCTCGATATGCTTATCATAGCCTCGATACACCAGATGATTTTGATATTGGTAGAATTCAGGCTGCATGTTTTTCAATCGAATAGGTTGAACCAGGGCCGCCCGTGCCTTTGATCTGGATACCGTTCGGGCGTAGCCAACGTTCATTCATTTGCTTGATGTGAACCGAGATAACGTTATCCCATAACGGCCCGCCATCACGACGATCCCAATAGACTTTGTCCATGAGTTGACGACGGGTGATCGATCTATGCAGCCGAATAGCGTCATAGATGCGCTGTTTGACTTCCGGCATATGGATTTTTGGCGGAACCATCAGCCCGCAGCAGGAACAGATTTTAATATCCATGATGCGATTCCTTTGACAATTTCCTCGCCCGTCCCCGTAAATACCGACCCGCCGCTTGCATAGATGCGATTAAGTGTATCGCGTTGCCTAACTGTGAACGATGCTGGTTGATAGCCTTCTCGCTTGACTTCGATGCCAATGAAGCGGCCATTAATACAAGCAAGGCAGTCGATGGTCGCCGCGCCGTAGCCAGTTTGAACCGGCCAAAACTGATAAGCACCAATCTGCGATAGATATTTTTTAACCAGAGATTTCTCATAGCCTTCCGGCGTCACTGTCTTGTTTCCGTTCCAGGTACGGTCGGCATGCCGAACTCGACTTCTGTCGCCATCGACAGATCCATGATCGCCTTGATCAACGGCAGCGGGATATACAACGAATCGGTCAGCACCATGCCGATCGAACGCACGCCGTGAACAAAACTAGGTAAATTAAAGTCGGGCGGCTTATGAAAGTTAACCCAGCTGCCATCTGTGAATAGGATTTTGATTTGCTGATCAGCCATAACATTTACCATAATGACAAAGATGGCAAAGTCAAGGAGTCTTATTATATTCACACTGCTTGACAGGACAGAATTTGCACATTGGTCCTTCACGCTTGGGCCAATGGTGAATTGCAGCATTCGCTCGAATGGTATGTATCATCGAGTCGATCTCAGCCCAGGTGCGCTCGACGTCGCTTAAATCGTGCCTGACGCCTAGCTTGCCCTGTGGGCCTTGGCCAAGCCAGACATACCAGCCCCAGATATGGCGCACCTCAGGATTGCGCGCCTGCGCAAATACGGCATTGACGCGCAGTTCGAAATCGTCTTCGCGAACCTTGCCGGTTTTCCAATCAAAGATACGGATGGTCGAATCGCCCGGCGTGAGCACGACATCGACTTTGCCGTGCCCATAGCAATCTTCGTCATAGAAACCGCAAGGCGTGCCATCTTCACGAACGCCCAGTCTTACCTCGGTTTCAACGGGTTGACCGGTGAAGGCGTTCGCCCACGGGGCAAACCGGCTGACTTCGCCTTGGAGCGGGCTCCCCGCTGAGATGGCTTTGTCGAGGGCCGCATGGCACGTGTTGCCCCACCTAATCGCCTCGGTGTCCTCATGTTTTGCATCCTTGGTTATGTACTTCGATTGCACTCGGTACGGGCAAATCTGGTAATCGGACAGAAACGAATAGGACCATTTGGGAATCATTCCACCCATGGGTATATGACCTCGACCTCTTGATCGGTTTGTAAACCTAATTTCTGCATGACTCCGGGGCTGAGATCACAGCATCTGCCGGTTTCTGCTGCTGGGCCCCAATCTGCTGGAGATGCGAGTACGTGCTTGCCAGTTTTTCGATTGCGAATAAGCGCAACGTCATTGCCAGCCAAGTCTATCTTGGGAAATTGCTGATAGTCCCAACGCATGGCCAGATATAACGTGTCGGGGTCCAGACGACGCGCATTGCCGGTAGTACCGGGTGGTTGCTCATCAAGAAACAATTCCGGTTTATCTATCGGGTTCACGCCTTCATTCTCCAGCGCCAACCCTTCGCTTGATGAAAC